AGTAAGTTTTTAGTTGTATTTTTCATTTCAATATCCTATTTGTTCAATTCCCGAATGTAATTTCCAATCTTCAAAATTCTTTGTGACATCTTATTGAAATTACGTAATGTGTTGGTTAGAAATACACCACTATCTGCACCCATCTCGGTTTTTAGTTTTGAGATACGTTTCAATGTTCTCTCAATATTATACATCTGATTTGAAATCTCTTTAAGACTACTATTTATCTTCTGCTTATTAGTCATACTGTCATCGTTCTTGAAGTCGTTGTATGTGACCTCAAGAATCTTGCTATACATCTCTTTTAAATAGTCATTTTTTACCTCTTCGTAATCCTTGTGGATTTTACCTCCACCACCTTTTGTCTTGGAAAATGCATACGGTGTATTGTATGAACCTCCCGCAGATGCGGTCGTGTTCATCTCCTCTAACTCATCATCATCTGACTCTTTATTTCCACCACCCTTAACAGTTATGTAACTACCGTCCTCAAGTTGTAGAATACCCTTCTCTTCAAGTTCTTCAACCTGTTTGTGTGTCAATGTTATTCTTCGCATATTTTTACCCGTTTAATACATCAACTAATTGATAATACTTCAACATCGCGGATAAGTGTTCATCCTTGATGTATTTGGAAGTAACCATCTCATTCATCAATGTAATACTCTCAGTTATTTTAATCCGTAAAGATTTGTCATCAACCGTTTTTGCTATTTCATACAAGTCATTACGAACCGACTTTACCTCACCATAAAAATAATTCTTGAATGGTTCTAAACTCGTATTCTCCGTGATAAATCGGTTAATCAATTTCTTCTGACGTTCCGACAAGTTCTTGTATTTTTTGTTGAATTTCTCAACAATCATCTTGAAGGTCAACGCCTGAAGTTCGGGTGACTCTGATTCAGAATACATCTTCTTACCCTCGGAAATCATATTAGCCTTTGGAGTCGAAGTCATGTGTTCTAAAATCGTCTCATATGATTCAACATGAGCGGTCGGGTTGTCAGATGAATCATATTCAAACATCTTATACAACGCCGCGTATAATCTGTAATTACTCACCCGTGATTCGAAGAACATATCTATATCGTAAACCGTGCGAAGTTCGGATATAAGATTGTATTTTTCACGTGCCAATTTCTTCACGTCAAGTCGTTTACGATGCTGAACCGCAAGTTCTAATATCTTATTGGCAGATGATTCACGTTTACCAATAGCCTCTGTCACTATGTGGTAGCATGCAAGTTCCTTACCCAACTCTGTTTTGGAGTTGAAATACTTACGAATCATCGGCAGTGATTTGTTGCTCGTTTCAGATAATACATCGGCAGTGACCTGCTTTGACAATAGTTCAAAGAGGATTGCCGTGTTTTTTATCTTACTATGCTTGAATTTCTTCATGTATTCAAGTCCCATTTAATAATAAATATACTATAAATAGTATTATTCCTCAATTAACCGTTATTTTTTTCAACCAACTCATCCATCCCATCCATGTCAACATCTTCTGTCAACATCTGTTTCAGTGAGAGTTTTCCGATTGACCGTTTTATCTTGTCAACCTGTTTACTCGCAGTCAAGGTTGTTTGGAAAGTTTTACGACCCGTCGGGTCTCTACCGTTAATTGGGTCTCTATCCGTCTCCCAATTTACAGGATTATTTGGTCTGCCGGGATTATCGTGTCGGGGGTCATCATCAGACACTTCATAATCCTGAGGATTGAAGTCCTTGTATTTACTCAATTTACTCGCAACTTGCATGGAGACAATGTCGTGTGGAGTTCCGAAAGATTCACCCGATACCAATGGGTCATTACCTTCCGAGGTAATCTGTTCTTCCCTGAACTTACGTTTTAAGTCTTCGATGACCAACTGTTGTTCCGCTGTCCACTCATCCTTTGACATATTAAATATGTTCTCATACAACCACTTTCTTGACAGAATATTCAACTCCGCAAGACTCTCAACAAGAGAAACCTTTTGTGTGAGAATATCTATCTTTTGACGTTCATATATCAGAGATGGTGTGGATAATTTTAGTGAGAAATCTATCACGTCTTCCGTGTTGTAACCCTGCATGGTCAAATGTATCTGACCAATCTTTTCTAATTCAGATACTACAATTTTTTGAATACGTTCTATGAATCTTGCGAATTTAATGTCCTCCGCCGCAAGTGTTCCTTTTCCTTCCACACCCTCATCATACCCAAGGTAAGCACGGGGAATCTTTAGATACGCCATCTGCTTACGTTGTAGGTATTCAATATCCTCGAGGTTACCATCATTTGTAAGACCCGCCAATGTATCAATCTCAGTCCCACTCTCGCCACCACGTGTTGGTAAGAAAAAATCCTCCAACATATTCATAAGATTAAACCTGAGATTGTAATCGCCGGTTTGTGGGTCGATATACGGAATCTTCTTCATGGAATTAGAAATATCCTCAATATATGCATCTATTGATTCGGGTGGTAAATTTCCGACATCAATTTTGAATATTCTACGTTCAGGCGCTCGCATGATTCTGTGAATCAACATCGCATCTTCCATCATCGTCAACTGCTTCCAAACCTTCCTCGCCCCCTCAAGTAAAGACTTACCATATGGTAGGAAATCGGTGTCGGTCAATACCCTGAAATGTGCAATCTCATGATACTCAAAAGTATTCTCAACATTACTGTAACTATACTGTCCCTCACCTTCATATCGGTATTGTGTTTGATTACCGTCCTCCCCCGAATAGTCGTCCCGTTTAATGAGGGATGGGTGAATCGGAACTACGTCTACTACACCAACTCCGGGTACATTGTTCATGTATAAAAAGAAATCACCATACTTACAGAGAGTGCGAATCCAATGCCAAAGATTAAATTCCACGTTGAGAATATCAAAATATAAATTGTGTAATATTCTTTTTTTAATGTCATCCTCGCAATTTATCGTCAACACATTTCCAAAATCATCCTTAACCGTAGCCTCATCTGCGTATACATCCAATGCCGCGGCGATGATTGCGTCACTCTCCATAGCATCGTAATCCATATACATGGTCATCCTCGCGGTATCAACCATGTCATCTTGATTATATCCCGATACGTATTGTGAATTTCCGTATAGAGATGACTTAACCCCAAGATAGTTGGGCACGATATTATTACCAACCGATTGGAGTTTGTCATAATCAATAACTCTCAACCTGTTGTTAGGCATTCGTTTCACAATTACCTTTTGTGAAAACAACCTATTAATTATTTTTTTGAATTCAGACATATCATCTCGTTTTTATAACAACCACCGTGTGGAAATAGTATTACCCCGTCCATCATCTTGTGTCCACTCTGTTCCTAACCTTTTCATGTCGGGTTTGTGAACACGTTTATGCATATGTTTTAACGCCTGTTTTGTCAAATCAATACCCAAAGTGTGTAGTTTCAATGCGGTGTCCCTGACAAAAAGTGCAATACCCAATGCGATTACTGCATCGTCCTTTCTACCCGGCCTTGCCTGTGCCTTCCCACCATACCACACAAATACATATAATTGTGATATCAACCGTTTAGAATAAATAGTCACGGCTTTCTCTGCAAAGTATCTGTCAATCTTAGAAATTATCATCGGACGGTTAGCCGTATTTGTTGTGAACCCTGGGACTTTATCCTTTTTCGATTTCAGGTCGTATCCCCTTGAAATGTGTTTGGCGGGGTCTACATATACATCGTTCCTGTAACTGTAAAATAGATTCTGATATCCAATGTCTATCGCCTCCTGAACCGAATCATACCCGATGTTCTTATTTTCAATGACAAGTAACGCCTTGTTGTATTCGGTCGAAATAGTAACTGCCATCCTCCCCAAGTCCCTCGGCGAAACCTTTCCGATATATTCCGCGACCTGTTCCATAGACTCAACATCAAATACTTGTATGCATGAATCATCACTACCATCACCTCTCGCCACATCGACAGATACAACATAAGACTTCGTATAATCTGGATATTTCCAAATCCAATAATCTCCATCCATTCCCCTACGTTCAATAGGGTCTGTTGCCATGTTTTCTTCATACCATTTTATTATAGTTCCATCCACGACAGAATGTCCGGAAGTTAGAAAATCACAATCGCACTCCTGCGCCGCCTTCTGTTCCCCAAGGTGATGTGTTTGTTGGTCTCTCCACGCTTGGTCTCGGTCAGGATGTAAATCCCACTTCAATTTTATTGGATTGAATGCAGTCATACCTTCAGGAGAATTACCCATCTCCGCGTCTGTCCATAACTGATGAAACAGATTATCCACACCATTCGGAGTAGAAAGTAGGATGGCATCACCACCCGTTGCCAACGTCATCTGTGCGGATGTCCATATCTCATCTATCGAATCAATGAATGCCGCCTCGTCAATTATCAATAACGAAAGTGCTTCGGAACGACCCGCGGTGGGTGAAGACGAAATCGCTTTGATTGATGACCCGTTACGTAATGTCAACTGAAGTTTGTTGTTGTCCTCCGCTGGCACTTTTAACCATGATGGAAGATTACTATACATCACCTTCACCTTATGCACCAAGTTCTTTGCAACCTCCTGTGTGGTAGCGATAACCAATACCTTAAAGTTGTCTTTGAACAACATATTGACCAACGCATGAGATGCCACAAGTGTAGAAATTCCCATCTGACGGGATTTCAGTATTATATTATACTTGTGTCGTAATAACTCTTGAAGTGTCTTTGACTGAAATGGATACAGATTAAATGATATCTTACCCTGTATGGGGTGTTCTACCATAAAATATTTTTTGATGGCATACTCATGATTGCCAGCACACAGTGCGAGTTCCTGTTCAACAAGTTTTCGTATGTTAGTCTGTTCTGACATCAATTTATTTTAGATACAATGTATGCACCCGAATATATTACGAGTCCTCCTACCACGACCCCCGCGACAAAATTGAACGTTTTAGATTCGTGCCACTTCGGATTTCCCAATGGTGGGAGTTCTACGAAACGATTCGCCAATCCACGATACATTTCCAACTCGGTATCTTTCAGTTCTACAATAGCCTGTGTCTGTATATTGAGTGTTTCGAGTCTCAATATGGTCTCGGTTTTCAAAGAATCACTCATTTGGAATTTCTCCAACTCATTCTGAAGAGTCTGCATCTTGTTTGCACTACGGATTAAGAATTCATTAGATACTGTTACAGAATCTCCATACACCAACATTTGAGAAAATACCGAATTGGTGAATAGTAAAGATAAGAAAAATAATAGACATTTCATAATTAATTCCCCAAAATTCTCATCGCTTCACGAACTTCTTGTATACTCATTTCACATGAAGAATCCGTAGATGTATCCATAATAGTGTGTAAAGAATCTATCTTGGTTTTCAAAACACGTATTTCTTCAATAGTCAAATTTCTCTCGGTCTCAATACGGTCAATCTTAACCTTTATTCTACCGGATTCTTCCAATACAATTTCAGTATCTTTCTTGACTTCTGAAAATACATCGGTTTTCAAATGCAAATAGTGTGCCGTGAAAAATGATGCAATACACAATAGTAGTGTCACTACCAAGTATATCAAAAGTGGTTTCTTTCCGTTATCACCACCCCCTCCAGTAACTACAATTATCTTATCTTCTGCCATATCACTCCCCCAATGTATCCGTGAAAATAGTATCTACAAGTGTGGAATCAATCGTAGTTGTTACTGAATCAGTGACCACAACATCCTCGACGGGAGTATGAGTATTACAAGTAGTGTAATATGCCGTTGTGAATGACGCAAGAACGAAGGCGAGTATTAAATACAAACCATTACGTGTTAAAAATTTTATTACCATGATTAGTCCTGTTTTTGAGTTTTATAATTATTTATACGTTCATATGCAATTTCTTTATAACCCTTATATTCCCTCAACATACGTTCCGCCATTTCGGGGTCTGCCGACCATGAATCCATCGTTCCGTTTGAGTTAGCGTAATCAATTGAACTTGACGTGAGAGATTCATATACAAGTGCTATCTCCCTGTCCGCCTGTTCGAAGAATGCGTCGGCGTTCGCCTTCATCTGCTCCCGTTCGTATTCTTCCCATCCCCCCGATAACTTCAATTTGGTCTCATACCTTGCTTGACAATCCGCACAACGACCGAATTTCATTCTGAATCGTTCGTCCAATTTACCCTTCTTCTTTGTTCGACAATCATCATAACAATTCGGATACTCATTTAGGAATGCCCGAATCTCTTCTACTACCTTATGATTAACACCCTTCCGAACACGATATCCCTTACGTTGCTCCCATATCGCAATGACATCCCCACTTGCATTTTTCTCTTCCCAAGTCTCACCTACCTCACGAGTTCGTGACCGCTCCAATGCGGAATCCGCGTCACTCAACCCGATACGTGTTCTTGTCTGTGTCCTGTGTGTTCCATCCAACATCTGTCGGATTGCCTTGATGTTCTGTAACTTCGACATAATATCTTTTTAATTATAAATAGTTATAATAATACAATTTATCTCGCATATCTAAATAACCCCAACAATTGATTTATCGGTGCGTATGTTCCCGTAAACTTCATCAACCTACCCATGTATGGAAATACAATCCCCTCGGATGGAATTATTCGGTCAAAACCTCCCAATGCATCTAATCGTTTCAAATTTTCTACAAATTTTCTATAAATACTCTCATTACCCTGCTGTTTTGCCGAACGTGCCTGTTGAATCAACGTTTTCAATTCAGAACGAATCTGTTGGACAGTATCATTCGGATTTGCGGACAGGAAGTCACTAATATTTGACATCGTATCCGCACCTACCTGTAATACCAACTTCTCTATCGGCCAACGTATTTTCTTGAATACACTACCAATAGTTTTACTATCAATTTCTTTGAATTTTTCGTATTGGTCGCCGAGATTGTTCTTATCGAATCGGAAACTCTTTATACCACGTGACCACCTGTCAACAAGTGCATTTTCCAGCTCATCGTCGAGATTGAAATTTTCTTCTACATACTCCTGTATCTTCGTATCATAATAGTCGCCTATTTTTGCACCAAGTGATAATCCCGCCTCAGATGCTATTTTTTTTATCTCACCTGTATAATACCCTACCTTGGAATCAAAATCATCCGACTTTGCTATCTGCAAAAGTTTCGGTGCGATAATAGTGAATGTATTCTGCTGTTGTGCATTCACTCGATTGATTGTGCTTTCCAACTTCCTCGCAAGTGCGGGGAGATTCTGAACAATCTTTCCTTTATCATCATACTCAACCATTCCCAACAATACCAAATATGCTCCAGCCCCGTAATCTATCACGTTTTTAGTCTCGGGGAAGATGACCTCAATATTTAGGAATCGTTGACCATTCGCGAAATAATCGTTTAGTTTGTCCACGCCAACCGCTTCCAATGCCTGTTCTAAATCATTCATCGCCTCTACAAACGCAGTTTTGATACCTCCCCGTCCCTCAAATTTACTTGCAACCTCAGCGGTTGTCATCGGGTTCTTAATTGTGCTCTTGTTACGTGCCGCTCCAATCCTTCCATCTTTATATGTAATATTCAAGTTTTGACCATCCAACTTTTCTTGAACATCACCCTCCACGTTCAACTCCCCACTCAAAGAGCGAGTTGCCAATTCGACGAGGTCATCAAAAGTCATGTCGGGGTCTTCATACGGATGTATTAACCGTCCGAATGCGCCTCCCTCCGTCAATAAGTCACCGACCATTGAAACCGAATCAACCTTGAGAAACGGAGTGTATGATTTGAAATTCGGTTTTCTCATTACTGTCTTTGCCACCAAATCAAATTCTTGATTCCTATCATCCCATTGGAAAACGAATGGCATGTTGATGTCTGTGGACATACTCTTTACGACTCGTTCCGCACCACTATTCAACCTTTCTATCGCATCACCGTGGCGTTTTAGCGTGCTGTTGAATATTTTCTTCATTTCATCTACGGTAATATCACGTTTATTTCTTGGGTCATTTAACCGTTCGTGAAAATGCTTTGTGAGAACAACATCTATATCGTATTCCGCAAATAATTGGTCGGCGTAATCTTCCAATCGTTTCAGGTCAGACCGAGATATATACTCTACTAATAGTGATTCATCAATATCTTCACCCCCTGTTGATTCCTTGTTTATCTCAATTGCTGCCAACTGTTTCAATGCCGCCGCCTTTGTGTCATGAGTACCCAAACGTTTTCCACCCTTCTTGGGATAAACTACCCATTTGTCCCCGACCTTTTTTATTGTTTCCTCAATCGGTTTCTTTTGCGTCTTTGCAATATCTGCATCTATGTCATCAATCATGGTATCATTCAATCCGATAACGTTCTTGATATGATTCAACCATGCGTTATATGCCGGTGTTCCAATCATATCCTTCATAGTTTTTGCTCCACCAGTTTCACCGTATACCGCACCCGCTGGGAAAAAGGATACGTTAGGTACAGGCCCATTCGGCCAATCTGTGCCGTGATTGGGTGGTTCATTTCCACCGTTAATTATCCAATCTACTATCTCAAATTCAGTCGGTAGTTTCGGTGAAGACTTGGTCATCTTCTTATACGAATTACTGTTACCATAGAAGAATCTCGGCCCATCATCCACAAAATCCTGACCGTTTGATATCTCATTCAAACCCTTACCGAAACGTTTCCTCATCATGTTATAAATATCCTCGTCGAACCAACCAAAAAAGTCTTGGAATTCTTCGGGTGTTGAATTCGGAATGAATTGTCTCATTGTTGTCCCTGACAATTCCCCGTAGCCGGGTAGGTCTATTGAAATGTGAGGCGCAACGACAACATATCCGTGTGTATCATACCCCTTCAATTCATCACCCGATTTGTACTCCTGAAAATAACCCGGCGTGCCATCCTTTTTTGTATATCTCAGTCTACCAGCATCCTTCTTTCCATACATGAATACGACCGCGGTGTCTTGTGGGTCGAAGTTAGAAAGTATTTCCTTGGAAAGGTATGGATTCTTTACTTGTACTATTTGTGACTTCGGAACTCCATATTGTTGTATGACTTTGGATTTTTCTGCGAATCGCATTGGACTCTTTGGTAGTTCTACCTTATCAGATGTTGCGATATATGTATTACCCTTCCCGAATTTTGATGATAACCACTCAAACGTTTTATGGTGGTGTGGGCCGAATGGTTGGAATCTACCCGGATATATTGCTATTATATTCCGTATCCCGTTGGATTCGGTCAATCGTGATTCATCTAATTCAGGTACATCTATCATCAATACCTTCGGTTTCACTCCCAACTGAAATGCCACATCCATCCGTGTATTACCAGCGAACACTCTCATCCGACCGTCAGGGTAACGTAATACCATCGGCATATCAAGTGGTTCGTTCTGTTTGAAACGATTGTATAGATTATCTATCGTCTTTTCATTTCTGAATTCCGGCCACGAACCATACGTAGATACCAAATCAATCAGTTCTTCCCGTGTACGAGTACCCGAACGATAATCTATCTTTCGGTCTAAACCTGAATCAACAGTCACCACCTCTGCATTATCCACCGCGTCTATAAACGACTGTTCAGTAGGGAATATGCCAGTACGTGACAACGGTTTGATAGTGTATTCTATCTTGTATTCCTTTTTGATATCTTGGAGGGATGGTTTTATCCACTTATTGTATGTCAT